GAAGAAGGGTAGAATCTCAAAAGAGGAAGAAAAGTTCATAAAAGAGAACATCAACCTCGGTTACGTAGAGCTTGCAACCGAACTCGACCGAGATCCAGATAGTGTTCTCGGTTTTATTCGTAAAAAAGTTGCGAAGGGGGATTTAAGTACTCCCATTTGGATGGATGACCAGACTACACCGGAGGAACAGGCACAGTTTGACTTGACTTTTCGTCCATACTGGGCTGAATTGAAGCAACAATTCACCGATGACGAGCTAAAGCTGTTCCAGTATCACTGGGCACGCATTATTTCTCAATTTAAGGACGATGTTATACCCACTGAAGAGCTTCAGGTTGTCGATTTGATTAAGCTGGAGCTGTTAATGAACAGGTCACTCAAACACAACAAGGAGAACATTGAGCAGATATCCCTGTTTGAGGCCGAGATTCAATCCATACGGGCCGTTGGAGCAGATAGTGATAGATCGGACGAACTTTTTAATATAGAGCGTCAGGTGGCATCTCTGAAGGCGTCACAGGAATCTCTAAACAAAGACTATCGTGAGCTTCAGACTAAAAAGAATTCTATGCTCAAAGAAATGAAGGCAACCCGGGAACAAAGAGTAAAAAGATTAGAGGATAGCAGGCAGAGCTTCACTGCTTGGTTGGCATACTTGGTAAGCAATCCAGAGGTAGCAAAGGGATACGGGACAGAGATGGAAAAGATGCGATTAGCGATGGATAAGGAAAAGGAAAGACTTGCTGCTTACCACAAATATCAAGATGATGTTGTAGATCAACCATTTTTAACGCCGCAAACGGTAAAGGATTAATTATGATCAAGCACAAGCTCTTTCTGAGATGGTGGCTAGCGTTTGCTTCCATCTTAATAGGCTTAACAGTCTTTACTAGTGGTGGTGGCTGGAATGAACTATACCAGAATGACGCTACAAAGCTGAGTTTTGTTATAGCCGCCATATTTTTAGGGATGTCCCAGTGGTGCGGATACAAAACGTGGCTATTGAGCCGCTTCATAGACAGGGGTGGTCAAGAAGAAGATGAGCACATGATAAAGAAAGTAGAAAACACCATGGAGGCTGGCTGGTTCACCAGCGACTTGTGCCTCACTGTAGGAATGGCTGGAACCGTTATTGGTTTTATTATGATGCTATCGGGTTTTACTAAACTTGATGTTTCAGATGTGAATACTGTACAGGGCCTAATCAAGAATCTTGGCATTGGTATGTCTACGGCTTTATATAGCACCCTAACAGGGTTGATATGTAGCGCTTTGCTAAAGATTCAGTATTTCAATCTAAGTCAAGCAGTTGACAAGATAAGAAGAAAATAATGAGACACTACCACGCTCACCTATCGTTTCTAGATTTACTGTTCAATACTTTATTGTGCTTTGCGGCATTGTTCATGCTATCGTTCATGCTGATTAATCCCAGCAAGAATGAGAACAATGTCAAATCTAAAGCAGATTTTATCATCACTGTTACATGGCCAGCCGAGGTAGATAATGATGTAGATACCTACGTAAGAGACCCGCAAGGAAACCTAGTGGCATTCATGAGGAGAGAAGAGGGGCTAATGCATCTAGATAGAGATGACCTTGGTAAAAGGAATGATACCATTCAAACACCTCTTGGTCCCGTGACTCATCCAGAGAATAAAGAAATTGTTACTCTAAGAGGATTTGTGCAAGGAGAGTACATCGTTAATGTTCATATGTATCGAAGAACTGACAGCAAACCCTTAACAGAGGTTATAGTGCAGCTTGATAAAGTTAACCCCTTGTTTAAGACTATTGTGATCAAAAAAATTAGTCTTGGTTTGAGTGGGGACGAGAAGACCGCATTTAGATTTAAGCTTGATAAGGACGGAGAGGTCGTGGAGGTCAACGAGCTTCCAATCAAACTCACGAAGAGTGTTCCGAGGAGATTACCATGACAGGCATAGCTCTTGGATTTGTTCTCATAGCTGCTTTGACCCTGTGGTTTATTATAGGATCTAAGGGTCACTGGGTTAGCAAAGCTACTATGATCTTAATGTCTCTATACTTTTGCTTATCAGTGGGGTTCTCTGTTAGTGATTTTATGGGGTGGCCTACTGATGAAGATCTCCCAGAGAAGTTTCGAGTTTATTGGCTAGTCATAGATGAGCCAGATCCGAAGAGAGACGATGGGGGCAATATATACGTTTGGTTACAGCCAGATTTAGAAACTGAAGGAACACATGATTCTTGGCATGATTACTTGCTTTCATTCTATGACGGCGATTCCGAACCAAGAGCGTATCGTTTACCATACACCAGAGAACTCCACGAGCAGTCACAAAAAGCCTTGAATACGATCATGGGCGGTGGAGCAGTCGGAGGAACTAACGGAGGTCTAGGAAAAGGAGATACAGAGGGAGAGGGTTCGGGAGAAGGCGAAGGTGAAGGAGAAGGAGAGGGCGAAGGGGGAGATGGAGACGGGGGAAAAGGACAGAGTGGACGTGGGGGCGGAAGCCTCAGTCGTAATGGAGGCATTATGTTCCACGATCTACCACCAACAAAACTACCAGACAAGGATTAACTAATGAAAGCTATTGTTTTTGGGGTGACGGGGCAGGACGGGAGCCACTTATCAGACTTACTGGTCGAGAAGGACTATGAAGTCATAGGTGTGTCTAGAAGATGTAGCATTGACAACACTATTAGGATCAAGCACCTCCTTGAGAATCAAAAATTCAATCTGGTTCAAGGAGATATTACAGATGCATTTAGTGTAAGAAATATACTATCCGAACACGATGATGTAGATGAAATCTACAATCTAGCAGCACAGTCTCATGTAGCCGTATCTTTTAAGCAGCCCGCTTTAACTTGGGACATCACAGGCAAGGGATGTCTAAATATACTGCAAAGCATTGCAGACCTTGACTTGCATACCAGATTCTACCAAGCTAGTTCTAGCGAAATGTTTGGTTCGTCTTATGACATAAACAGAAACCAAGAAAAATACCAAAACGAGGACACAAAGTTTTTACCCCAGAGTCCGTATGCCATAGCTAAATGCGCAGCTCATTATGTAACAAGACTATTCAGAGAGGGGTATGGCGTGCATGCTAGTGCTGGAATCCTGTTTAACCATGAAGGCCCAAGACGAGGAGAGACTTTTGTTACAAGAAAGATTACCAAGTGGATCGGTGATTTTCACAGGTGGATGAAATTGCACAAAGTTTCTTCTATAGACGACTTGATACACACGGAAGAAGACTGGGACAAGGATGCGGAAGTATATATACCCGGTCGTACAAATACAGATCAAGATTTGCAGTTTCCAAAGCTGCGTCTAGGAAATCTTGAAGCATTCCGCGATTGGGGGTATGCAGGAGATTATGTGGAAGCCATGTGGATGATGTTGCAACAGGAGAAGCCTGACGATTATGTTATCTGCACGGGTGAGACCCATACTATTCGGGAGTTCCTAGACGTGGCGTTTAACAAGGTTGGAATACAAGAATGGTCGGACTTTGTAGTGGTAGACCCCGAATTTTATAGACCAGCCGAAGTTGACTACCTCAGAGGAGATAATGTTAAAGCGAAATCCAACTTAGGGTGGCAACCCAAAACTACCTTTTCGGAATTGGTGACACTTATGGTGGAAGCTGATCTAGAATGAAAATCTACAAGGTGAAACTAGACTTATCCCTAGTGATCGCTAGGCTTAAGAAGTACAACCTACAGCAGTACAACTCTGCTCACCCTACCATTTTTGTACAAGCAGACAACCCAGATGACGCCTGTCATCTTGCGTATTACCAGTTAGCAGAAATAATACTAAAACAGGATTTATCCTCTGAGACAGCTTTATTTGTTAGAGAAATACTATTTGATGTCTCCGTGAAAGGGTTGAGTGTGCCACAATGAGAAGAAACTATGAAGACCCGGTTTATAAAGACTGGAGAATGAAAGTCTACAAGAGAGACAAGTTTACTTGTCAAATGCCTTCCTGTGGATATAAAAAGTATTTACAAGCCCACCATATTAAAAGATGGTCTTCCGCCTCGATTCTGAGATATGACGTTCATAATGGCATTACTTTATGTAAGAACTGCCACAAGAAAGTAACCGGAAGTGAGCAATACTACGAGTCTTTATTCATGGAGATTGTGAGGAAGAAACATGCCGAGTAAGAAGTCACCACCGTTTACCATTATTAGAGATACTAGAGAAAAAGAAGGCTATACGTTCGAGCCTTCAAATACACGCTATCACACATGTAAAGGTATGATTGACAGAAAGCTTGATACAGGCGACTACTCCATAGAGGGGCTAGAAGACAGGCTTTGTATAGAGAGAAAAGCAAGTGTTGTGGAGCTTGCCGGAAATGTAGGACATGACAGACAAAGATTCTTGAATGAAATCGAGAGGATGAAAGAGTTCCCTCATAAATATATAATATTAGAGTTCTCACTATCAGACTTAATGATGTTCCCAGAGGGGTCTAGTATACTAGAAAAAGACTGGGGCAAGGTGAAAGTAACCAACACCTTTATGTTAAAAACCTTAATGGAGTTTCAAATATTTGATGACATACATGTTATTTTCTGTGACTCGAAGAAAAATGCAAAATGGGCGGTTCTCAGTATTTTAAAGAGGGTAAATGAAATATATTCCATCGGGAGACAAACATGACCCTTAACGTAGATACGATATCTGACGTTCACACTTATGGTTTGGACACCAAAAGTAGAGAAATTTATCTACATGGATACGTAGCTAACTGCGAGGAAGACCCCGGCGTAGACTACAGGATGGCATCTAATTTTATTAAAAATATTCGCATTCTCGACAGCATCAACAACGACCCAATATTTATACATATGCATAGCATTGGTGGTGAGTGGAATGACGGCATGGCGATGTATGATGCTATTAGCTTAGCTAAGTCATATGTGGCTATTATCGTATACGGACAGGCCGAGTCCATGAGTAGCGTTCTTTTGCAATCAGCGGACAGCAGAGTAATGATGCCCAATGCATATTTCATGAGTCATTTTGGCTCCAGTATGTATTCTGGAAATTTCCTTGATGCACAAAATGCAGCAAAATACGACATGATCGTTCTTGACACAATGTTGGACATATATACCGAGTCTTGTATGGATGGCAAATTTTTTAAAGAACACTATGACCCCTTAGACGAAACAAAAGTTAAGAGCTTCTTAAGAAGAAAACTTAAAGATGGAGATTGGTATCTCAACGCTCACGAGTCTGTATACTATGGACTGGCAGACTGTGTGCTTTCCACAAAAAAGTGTCCTGATATTAACAGCTTAAAATGAATCAATTAAAAACAATAGACGACGCTTGGCTAAACCTTGAAGTGTCAGACAGGGAGTTGTTTAATCCGTTTGACATGATTGTAACAAGCGACGACGACTATCACCTCAAGCTTACATGGATAATGAGCCGCCCGGAGTACTTCTCCTTCCTCTGCAAACACGTTTTCAACATTACATTACTCCCCTCTCAAGCGCTGATGCTGTGTGAGATGTGGAGGCGTAAATTTCCAATGCTTATAGCTAGTCGTGGTTTTGGTAAGTCTTTTATCTTGTCTTTATACGCGATGATTAGGGCGTTACTCCTGCCAGAGAGAAAAGTGGTTATCGTTGGCGCTGCGTTCAGACAGTCTAAAGTTCTTTTTGAATACATGGAGACGATCTGGAATGGCGCTCCCATCTTAAGAGACTTATGCACAACTGAGAGTGGTCCACGCAGAGATGTAGATCGATGCGTAATGAGGATCAACAAGAGCAGGATTACTTGTCTACCTCTCGGTGATG